GCTGAACTGTTCGTTTGGAAACCATTGTTTCCTTGAATAATAATTATATATACACCGTATATAATTATTTATACACGCGTATGCGCGCTCGTCTACGTCCGCCTCGCCTTCTTCCTATGATTGCGCACCCCTCCCACCCCGCCACTCGCTAAACTATGCGATTTATAGAATACCCGCGAATTGTCCGTGAATGTTCCAAACATTGAATACGGGTGACGCGGAAGCACTGTGAGTGTAACGGTGGTGAAGTGGTAACTCCCCGTATTCCGAATGGTGAGTGTATAAACACCGGGTTCAGTGGCGCGCGATGTCGCCATAATACCGGTGACATTGTTTACACCGATACCCCCATACGAAGCAGGAACGCCGTCCGCCACGCGATATAACGCATACGTCCGACCACCACCGCCAGTAATGATTCCGGGTGCGGCGGTTTGTGCGTCTCCAGAAACGACACTGGTCGCAAACGAACGCACCATCGCCGGCGGCGTCCCCGCGACCACTGTGTGCGCATAAGGCGTATATCCCATCGCGTAGATTTCGTAAGGTGTATTCGCGCCGGCGTAGACCCATTTCACCCCGATAGGTGCTGCCGCGGAGGCGGGGGTGCCCGTAAGCGCAGTATTTGCGGTGGTATTACTCCAACCGGTGCTTGCCGCATTGTTTGTCAAATAAACCGTGCCATCCACCACGCTTACATTTCCGGTAAGATTGCTGTATCCAGGTATAATATATCCAAATAGAACGTGGGTTGTAGCCCCCGTAACATAACAATTTGAGACCGTTTTGTCTGTATTATTCCCCCCTAGGTTTCCGAGAATACCTCCTGCGTCATTTGGTATGGCACCAACCGAATAACAATTGGTGATACCGACTACGCCGCACTCGCTTCCGATGATTCCACCGCCATAGTCGCCAATCGTGCCTCGGCTATAGCAGTCACTGATGGCGTGACCCGATGAACTGCCAGAATACCGCCCCGAAATACCTCCCGCATTTTGGTTCATATTTCCCGTAGAATAACAGTTCACGAAATTGGCGGCGCCGGTGGATTGACCGGCGATACCGCCACCGTAGGCTCCAATAACACCCGTAGACCAGCACGACTCACAACTCAATGCGCCCGCAGTGGATGGCGAATCCGCACCGATGATACCGCCGCCCGATTGCCCTATAATCCCCGACGAAGAGCAACTCACGCATTTCACCGGCCCCGCGTATTGCCCGATAATTCCACCGCATCCAGCACCGGTATCGCCCGTGGAATGACAGTTCAGAAGAATCGCACTGGATGCGGCGGTCCCTTTTCCGAAATACGCTTGTCCTAACCAACCGCCCCCGTCTGCGAGTGTGCTGCCGCCTGATGCGCGGATTTCCAGATTCATCGCATAGACGTCGCCATACCCGTTTCCACCACTATTGCCGTTTTGAATGAGGCCCGGATAATCAGTTATACCGGAAATGGTGATAATGGGGCGAGTACCGTCGGGTTTCAGTGTTCTAGAACCGAATTGGATACCGTTTGACCCGCAGATGAAATAACCATTGGCGCCTCCTCCTACAGTTCCATCGATTGTAATATCCGTTATGAATTCAATGGTCAATAGGCCGAGAGGTTGGTCGGAATTTATAAATTCGGTAATGTATAAAAACATCTCGGTCCACGAAACCATATCAATACTATAATAGAGTGGTTCACCGACTGCGGCTTGTCGTATATAGACGGTGGTTCCGCCTGGAAAGGAAATACCTGTGGGAATAACCCCCACCGCGAATCCCGTCTCACTCATTGGACCGAGTAGAAGTCGCGGTTCGGAGTCGGCGTCGGTTCCGACCGTTTCGTGGGATGTCCCCTCGGAAAATATATAACCGTAACCGCGGCGGATAGGGTACATCACGCCGTCTACGGCAAGGTCGCCGGCGCTATCCGTCAAATATACTAAATGTGTATGCGTAAAACTGGAAATACCCGTGTCGTGGTGTGCGGGTGTATCTCCTTTCACCCAACGCATTGGAATCGTGGTGTTGTGTGATAATTGGAGCCCCATACGCCCAAACAGTTCCGAACGAATCGCGGGTGTAAGTGGAACAGTAAATTTCTCGGACGCGGACGCGGTTTTTGCGTTAATCCGTGCTTTTGCGGCGACAACCTCCTGTCGCGATAGAATATAATCTATTGTCTCATTTGACAGAACATTGACGAATTGTCCTTCCATAATAAGAATAAGAATAAGAATATAATATATACGAATATGAAAATATTATACAATTCCGGTTGAATTATTACGCCGTAGCATCCACCTTCACCCATGACGACGAGTCCGGGCACAAATCCCGTGTATCATGGGACGCGCCTGGACCGAACCACACGCTCGGATAACATACCACCTTCCCCGGGTTCGCATTGAAATACGCACCCCACCAACTAAACGTGCTATTCGCGATGATATTGTGGTCGCATACGCTCATCAAAAGCAACTGCTGCCAATCCGGGATGGTATCACGAACAAAATGAAACTGGATATCGTGTCCGTATGCGGGTCCGTGGATATCCGTTTCGAAGTGGTGTTTTAATTCCGCAATGTGATTGAGAACGGCTTCCTTGTCGCGTTGTTCGTAGAATACGAGGAATGAATACGCCGAAGGTACCGAAGGCGCCGAAGGCGCCGTTGAGGCCGCCGATGAGGCGGTGGCAATAATATGTGAAATCGCGCGATAATAATAATCCACCGTCATCACCGGATGGAGGTGTGTGTATAATAGATAATCCCCAATGCGGAAATGCATGCTTACTAATTCACGGCGTGTTTGCGCTGGATTTCCACCCGAGTAATCACCGCTCCACGATTCGTTATCATAAAGTTGCTTTATCCATGTTTGTTGTTCCCGTAGTTGTAACATATCGCATATCTCTGCGTATTTATCTGCGAAATACCTCTCACTCTGAAAATAGCCGTGAAGACGCAGCGGTTTCGGGTATTTCACGGTTTCGGTGGGAAGGGCCGTATACTGAAACCCGATTTCATCCCATCGCGGCAAGGACTGAAACATTCTCTCAGTGGTATCATTGGACGGCGTAAGATATCGGAGTAACCCGCGCAATAATGTTGACCAATGCGTATAACGCTGGAATCCAATAGGACCCGCTAATTCGTCTTGCTGCATAAAAAAGAATGTGTCATTATTGCGAAGGGCTGCTGCGATGACTGCGAATATTTGGAAGAGTTGGTTCCCTAACCCGCCCATAATCGTGGCGGTTATCATTGTATTAACCAACAATACATAATCTATTCTTGTGTATTTAAGCCCGAATGTGTTCCTCATAACAGGAAGTCTCGGAATAAAAACCATAGAGTGTCTTCTTTTGTTTCGTTTATTTTTACAATACAAAAATCGGGGTTCGTGGTTCCGGTCGTTGTTCCATTCATTCCATTCATTGTTCCACTCGCCGTTCCACGTATCGTAAACACACAATGCGCGATGAGGTGTTGGTCGTCTTGAATCACCGCATTATTCGTAATATAAAGTTCAAGAATTTCTTGAAACCGGGAACACCACCACAATGCCTTTTCACGCCCGGCGATGTAAAATCCCCCGCTCAATATATGTGCGCGCGGGGGATATGATTCTCTCGGAATCCCGGTCTCGGGGTCGGCATTGTTAAAATACCGCGCGTGATAAGTATACCCAATATGTAACTCACTAGGCGATATATTACATCCATAATACACCTTATCTTTATGAAGTCGATTGATTATATTTGGATTCGGCCAGTGTTCGCGTATTCTCTCGCGATAAGCGCTCCCCAGCGATAATGTATCGCGAAAATAACCGACATCACACCACCCATAATATTCGGTGTCAAAGTATCGGTTTTCAATGGTCTCCCTTACAAAATGAGTCTTTTCGCACCACAGCAGATTGAGACGCCAATCCGCGAGTTCTGCGAGTTTACATTCAGGTCGCGCATTGTTTTCTATCCAAAATCTCTCGTATTTATAATTATGAAACTCTGAAAATGGTTTGAGGATGACCTTTATTTTTCGCTGTGTGTCCTTCTCCAGTTTTCGAACTTCATCGCAAACGACACTGTATTCGCGTTCGCCAGTATAAATAACCAGATAAAACCGGTTCACGACGCGAATAAAATCGCGAAACCAATTCAGATGTTTTTCGTAGCCGTGTCGGTTTTTCATACCGTACAAACACGAGCTAAATGTTATATTTATCATTCGTTGCTACGACTACGATACGCTATCATATACCTATGAAATAAATATTATATAAAAACGAAATAATACTCACTATATACATTACAATGCTTCGTACATTTTCCGATATAAAACACGCGGTGTACATCAATCTGGATTCGCGGCGTGACCGGCGCGAATTATTTGAAAAACAGTTCGCTGAGCTCCATCAGCGATACCCGCAGGATTTCGCCTTTGCGCCAGTTGCGCGTTTTTCGGCCGTCCGGGATGACAAGAACGGCGCGATTGGGTGTACCAAAAGCCACATTGAATGTCTTCGTATTGCGAAGAATAACGGTTGGGACCACGTTCTCATATTTGAAGATGATGCGTTGCTTATTCACCCCGAGGTATTAGTTCATCAAGTGTCGTCCTTTCTCTCGCGGTTTCGTGATGAATGGGACGTCGTATTGTTTTCCGGGAATAATTATCCGCCATTTAAAGTAGAAGCGCCCGACTGTTTTCGGGTTGCGAATTGCCAGACGACGGGCTGTTATCTTGTATGTAGTCGGTATTATGATACATTACTCCGTAATTTCGAAGAAGGGCTTGCGGGGCTCACTGCGAACCCCGGAAATGCGCCAGTCTATGCGTGTGACGCGTATTGGAAACAACTTCAACGCGCCGACCGATGGTATCTTATCACGCCTGTGTGTGTAATCCAGCGGGCGGGTTATAGCGATATAGAGAAACAGGAAGTGAATTACGAGAAATTGATGACGGACCTTGTTAAAAGGCCGCCGCCGCGAATGCGGATGTAGACTCTTGTCATCGTTGCTACGCGTCCGTTAAATACCGGTCTACGACCCACCACGCAAAATCCCGGTCGCTCGGGTAATGATGCCCTGCCATAATCCGAATATTCGCGCACTTGGTGGCGACATCCATAATCGCCTGGGTTTTGGCGGGAAATTTACGTGCGAGTATTTTCGCTAAATAATAGGTCTGGACTGCGTGCCCCGATGGGTATGCGGGAGTTGATGCGGAGTCTGACCGCAAAAGCGTTCCATTCGCCTCATTGATGATTTCTGGCGCGATTTGTGCGGGTCGGGCGCGATTATAGAACCATTTCATCATTTTCGTGATGAAAATGACACGGGTGTTTGTCATAATCCCGTCCATTTCCGTGATGGACATTTCGTCGGGTGTAATCACTGGTGTAAATGCGGCGGCGGGGTTCATATCTGTCATACGAAAAAATGCGACGTCACTCGGCATTCGCTTCATAATATATTCGGTGACGACGGTGTGGATTTCAGTGCGACTGTCTGGGAATGCTTTACCGACCCCAGATATCGTGACATTAAATGATGGATACCACCAATAATATCGCGTAGGTTGGACGAGGAGAACGATAATATACGTAATCGCTAAAGCCACGAAAATACGGAAACGGTCGGGGTCGCGTTCTATAATATTGTAATGATACGAATTGAATCGGTCGCGGAGTTCGGATACAGCGCCGCTTTCTTTTTTTGGCGGGGGGAATCCCACCCAGGACCGAAACTCATTGACTCCTGGTAGAACGACCATTGCGGTAATATATACTAGTTGAAGCATATATTACGGGGGAATGAAAGGAAGGAATGAATGGAATGAAATGGAATGTAATGGAAGGAATGGAATGAAATGGAATGTAATGGAAGGAATGAAAGGAATGAAATGGAATGGAAGGAATGAAAGGAATGGAATCACGCCTGATATTTAGACGCGGAGAGGGGTAGGGAATCCGACGAGGTTGGCACCGATACCGAAGCCGGCACCAGTCCTTGCGCTAACAGCCAAACTGGGAACATATGTATCCAGAATGCTGAAGGTGGCCGCAGCGGTGAGCGCAATGAGGGCAACCTCATCAAACGACAAACTGCGTTTGGGGATGGCGTAAGCAGCGATAGCCACCATAACACCCTCAACCAAATATTTAATGGTTCTCTTCACGAGTTCGCCTAAATCAAAAACTCCAGACATTATGTTTATTTATTATAAATAATGTCAAGAAATTAATATTTACAACAGTTATGCGTTAAATCACTTAAACAACTATAACATATTATATTATACATTCCATTCCATTCCATTCCATTCCATTTCGCGATGTCCACTCCTTCCGGCGTTGAACTGAAACACACTACTACCGGTGATGCCAATCCTAAATATATCGACTTGTTAGAGGAAGACAAGCCTATCGCAGGTCAGAAGTTCGCCTGTCTCTCGTTCGTTTCCCCAGAATCAATTTTGAAGCAGAAGGACCATTTCTTTTTTGAGAAGTTTCTTCATTACTGGGACTATCAAAAGTCAATGGAGAAGTTCGTCCAGTTTCTTAATTTCGTTTCATTTAAGCACCACGTCAATTTTGACAAATTGACCGCGGACTTTCAGGAGTTTGCTAAAGAAGAGAAGGAAACGCTTCAAAAGACGAACATCTATGATGAGTATAAGACCTTCCTAGACAAGCACGAAGATGACATTGATGCCGAATTCAACGAGAAGCACAACTTCCAGACAACTGTGCGCGGGTTGAAAGTGCGCGGGGTGTTCGGTTCACAGAAGGAGGCCGAGTTGCGTTGCCAGATGTTGCGCGAGGTGGACCCGAATCACGATGTATTCGTCGGACCTGTCGGTTTGTGGGTGCCCTTTCACCCTGACGCGTATAAGACTGGTCGGGTAGAGTATATGGAGGAGACATTGAATCAGCTGATGGTAGAGAAGAAGAAGAACGAAGACCAGGCTAAGACTGAGTTTGACAAGCGTGTCAAGGATACGAAGGCAAAGGCGATTCAAGAGAATATGAAGTTGGCGAAGGAGAGCGGGAATAAGTTGACGCAGATGTTGGCAAAGGACGGCGAGACATTGGTGGATGCGAAGCCGAAGGACCTCGAGAGCACGGGCAGTGCGGGCGGTGTGGGCGAGGGAGTTGGCGGCGGTATTTGGAATCACGTGGACGAGGCGGCGTCAGTGACGATGACCGTGGAAGAGATGCGCAATGAGCTGTTTGAGAGCGATGACGTCGTGATGGATAAGAATAGCGACCACGGGTTGTCGCGGTTGGCGAGTGCGGGAGCGAAGGACGTTGATTAGTATTTGAATATTCTAAATGAAAACAAAGGTCATTATTACTACTGAAGTAATAATAATGTCACATACGCTTTATCTACCATTTCTTGGTAAATGTAACATTGGCATTCCAGCCACTAGACTGGCTGTAGCCACCACCAAAACTAATAGATGAATTCTTTGCTTCAGCAGCAGCGACAGCAGAAAAATCGGTAGAAGACGCTGTCTTCGGTTTTGTAAATTGGAGAGTTTTCATTTGAGTTCGTTATAATAAAACATAAGATTATAATCCGGAGATTATAGTCCAAGATATTATAATGATATTATTACTAGTCGTGTGAATTCGTTACTTAGACGGATTGTGCGACACAGTAATAATAATCCTTGAAGACTGTTTTGTCTTTGACACTGCGGCTCATTTTGGCGGTGGAAATCTGTAGAGATTAATATGTAATTAAATTGATTAATATGTAATTAAATTGATTCAAAATTTTGTTATAAAATTTATATCATAAAGCAAAATGTGCAGCTCAAAACGATTATGCGATGATGAAGAATGTCAAACCTGCTTTGAAAAATCATTTGCTTCACACGAAAAATCAAAATATTGGAGCGACAAAAATGGTGATGTAAAACCAAGACAGGTTTTCAAATCTTCCGGACATAAATATTGGTGTGATTGTGATACTTGTGGTCATCAATTTGAAAGTGGCTTACACAGTATTACTAGAATGAACTCTTGGTGTCCTTATTGTGCGAATCCACCTCAAAAAATATGTAAAAATAAAGATTGTCAAACATGTTTTGACAAATCATTTGCTTCACACGAAAAATCAAAATATTGGAGTGAGAAAAATGGAGATGTAAAACCAAGACAGGTATTTAAATCTTCACACACAAAATATTGGTTTAATTGTGTTTGTGGTCATCAATTTGAAAGTATTTTAAAGAATATCACAGCACTAAATTCTTGGTGCCCTTATTGTACTAATCCACCTAAACAATTATGTGAAGATACAGATTGTCAAACCTGCTTTGAAAAATCATTTGCTTCACACGAAAAATCAAAATATTGGAGTGATAAAAACGGTCATGTAAAACCAAGACAAGTATTTAAATCATCACACACAAAATATTGGTTTGATTGTGATTGTGGTCATCAATTTGAAAGTGTTGTAAAGAGTATTACTTTACTAAATCCAACTTGGTGTCCTTATTGTGCTAATCAAAAAATATGTAAAAATAAAGATTGTCAAACATGTTTTGACAAATCATTTGCTTCACACGAAAGGTCGGAACAATGGAGTGAGAAAAATTGTGATATAATCCCAAGACAAGTGTTTAAATCTTCTAGTAATAAATATTGGTTTGATTGTAATTGTGGTCATCAATTTGAAAGTGTTGTAAGTCATATTACTTCACTTAGACCGTGTTGGTGTCCTTATTGTGCTAATCCACCTCAAAAATTATGTGAAGATAAAGATTGTCAAACCTGTTTTGACAAATCATTTGCTTCACATGAAAAGTCGAAATATTGGAGCGAGAAAAATGGCGATGTAAAACCAAGAGAAGTATTTAAATCAGCAAATACAAAATATTGGTTTGATAGTGATTGTGGTCATCAATTTAATTCTAATTTAAATAATATTACTGGACTAAATTCTTGGTGTCCAATTTGTGTAAATAAAACCGAAAAAAAAATATATGAACAACTATTACAGTCCTATCCAAATATCATTTCACAGTTTCGCGCGGATTGGTGTAAAAGTCAAATTACCAGTCGCATTCTTCCATTTGATTTCGTATTAGAAGAACAAAAGGTTATTATTGAATTAGATGGACGGCAACATTTCGTTCAAGTCAGGAATTGGAAAACACCGGAAGAACAATTTGAAAATGACCAATACAAAGAAAAATGCGCGAATGAAAATGGTTATTCTATAATAAGAATTATTCAAGAAGATGTATGGAATGATAGATATGATTGGTTGAATGAATTAACTCAAAATATTATTAAAATTACAAGTGAACATACAATACAAAATATTTATATGGACAAGAAAAACGAATACAAAAACTTTAATTAGTGTAGTAGAAAATAAAGCAAGATAAAATTGAAATAAATAGACTTGTGGATAACTGTTGTATGTAATACACTATCTTTACATTATGCCCGAGTTCACGCGTGATTTGGAGGTGTTGGTCTGTCATTTCAAGACACAAAAGGTCCAATTAACATTACATTTGGAGAAGAACTACCGAGAGAATATCCATTATATCAAGTATCCGGTCACAGCTGATGGTAAATTGAACAAACACGGCGGACATAACCGTATCGTATATATGCTTACGGAAGAAGCATTTGAGCTCTTCAAGAACTCATTTAATTTCAGAACCAAATACCTTGTTTTAGCGTCAGAGCAAATACAAGTTGTCAAATTCCCAATGTGCATCGAAGGTCAGACCATCGGGTTTATTGAAAATGCGTATAGTGGCGCTTGTGCCATGTCGCGTCAGTTTCAGATTGGACCGTATAGGGTAGACTTGTGCTTCACGCACAATAAAATCGTTGTAGAATGTGATGAATACGGACATAGCGACCGGTCAGAGACGGACGAGGCGGTGAGAGAAGAATACATTAATAAACGGGGTTACGTAATCATACGTTATAATCCAAACAAACCTGGATTTGACTTGTCGGATGTATTGAATGATATAAATATGAGATTGTTCTGAAGTTGCAGTGTTGATTTAAAAAATTAAAAACGGTTTTATAAAAGCGATGGGTAGAATATGGTCGCTTTTATAAATAAAAAGCAAGATTGCGAAAGCGATGTCTCGGATATCAGTTGCTTTCATATATTAAAAGCGGTTTTATGAAAGCAACGGCAAAAATGACGCTTGCTTTCATAAATGAAAAGCAAGAATTATGATTAAAATGCTAATTTCGGCAAATCGCTTGTCATTTTGGAGAACCACTCTCGCCAATTCGTTAGCGCTTTCCCATCACCACTTACTCTTCTTCACATTTATCTTCGGTCCCTTGCCACTTTTCGCCGCATTAGGGTCATACGACTGCTCTCCTTCGTCGTCAGAACCGAGATTCTTGGATATTTCCCAGAACTCCTTACTGCCGAGCTTGAATGGCCCGTGCTGTTGTGCCTTATACCAGAAGATTTGGTCCTGTAATTTGTTGGATTTCGCGTTGTTATTGATGACGAGACACTCGTAATTCTCGGTACACTGGTCCATCACCTGACAAAAGCTCTCAAACGTGGGGAACATACCAGCATAGTTGTCGTAGATTCGCTTACGATTCGCAATATATGGTTCACGGAGGATAAAAACGTAGTCGATATTCGTGCGGAGATTTGGAGGGATACCAAGGGGATATTGCATTGTGATGACTAACATGACCTTCCAGTGTCTACCGTTCATGAAGAGGAGGCGCATCATCACGTCCTTCGTCCATTTGTTATCATACAAACAGTCATCCAATACAACGAACGTCCTCGGGTCAATGGACGACTTCTTATACATATCCTGTTCTTTTTTGACCTGCTTTAAGACAGCCTTTTGGCGCTTTAGAATATTCTCAATGATGGCCGTATTATAAGCGTCATGGATGAACAGTTTTGGGACATGGGCCGCGAAGAATCCGTTGCCTGCTTCCGTCCCGGAGATGACTGTCCCGATGGGAATATCCTGATGATGAAACATCAAATCCTGAACGAGGAAACTTTTACCGGTATCACGACGTCCAATGAGAACGATGACTGGGCCTTTGTTTTCATCGGGGCGAAAACTGATGGCCTTCATCTCGAACTTTGCGAGTTCTAAATTCATAGTGATGATGTAGACGATTATAGTAATAAAAATGGCATATATTATTTTTATGACATTTTTACGAATGTACTGAATGGACTGAATGGACCACGCCCGTTTAAAATCAATATAAAACTTCTATTCATCAATCATATCAATAACTATTATACATTTAGGAACAATGACAGACAATGCGGCATCGGCATCGGCATCGGCGTTCCAACTTCATTACCGTAAACACAAATATACCCCTGATACAATAGAGTCCGCATTACTGTATGATATTCAAAATTATATACCGATATATTCGCGATTTTTTGATGTAAATGAAAGCAACTATAACGGAATCCAACTGAATCAAAAGTATTATTTACAGAATATCATCTCGCATCCGACGCAAATCATTGACGCCGACGCCGCCCACGCTGCCGACCACACCGACCGCGGTCATTCCCTAAACCATTTAGAAACGATTATTGCTGACGACGACGGAAATACCAACAACGTCCCAATGTTTGTCAAGTATTCTCCTCTTCTTGACCCTATCCGTTATTTATCCGGGAAATATGATACACAGAAGGATAACAAAACGCGCGCACTTCCCAAATACAATTCTACGCCCGAAACGTGTGATGATAAAATACTCAATACAAATAATTCGTCGTATGCTGACGGATTTTTCTCCTATTTGACGAGCCGCGCACTTCACGAACACGGAATCGTCCATGGAGTCGACTATTATGGCAGTTATTTGTGTAAGCAACGCGAATTTTCCACCAATGTGTTTGATGATATTGACTATCTGGTTGGGTGCTCGTTTTTCAATACATACGAAAACGAACTCTTTACGATTGATTATTCGCAATTCGGAGATGATGAGACCGGCGGCGGCGATTTCTCGGATATCAATATAAGCAAGTTGATGAAAATCCGTAACAAAATGAAACCGATGATTGGCGCAACTGGCGCGAATAGCTATATCCAAGCCGATGAAGACTTTTCCAGTATTAAAACTCGCATTAATATTCTTGACAGTGTTTCGGACATTGAAACTGTAGCGGTCGCGGTAGCGGTAGCGGTAGCGGACAATACTACGGAATGTGCTACACCCGTGGAAATCGTGGAGTTAAATATCTCGGAACCGCTCACTGATACTGTGTTATACTCGAAAAATAGAACAAGAGACAATACTGATACAAGTGATAGTGATTCGTCGCAGTCAAATTCTTCATATACTACGATAAGCGACGAAAGCGACAGCGAAAGCGACAGCGAAAGCGACAGCGAAAGCGACGAAAGCGACGAACGCACCGACGATACCGCGATTCAAAAAGACGGAGACGGCGACGGTGACGGCGACGGCGACGGCGACGAGAGCGACAGTGCGAGTGGAAGTTATGACAGCGACGACGAGCAAATCATCGTAAAAATAAACGATTTCCCCATCCAGGCCATCCTCCTTGAAAAGTGCGTCAGCACGCTCGACCATATTATGATGACGGATGAATTGACAAAAGAAGAATGGGCCTCTATTCTATTCCAAGTCATAATGACGCTCGTTATCTATCAGAAAATGTTCGCGTTTACACATAACGACCTTCATACAAACAACGTGATGTTTATTGAAACCACCGAGGAGTTTATTTACTACATCTACGAAGGCCAGTATTACAAAGTTCCCACCTATGGTCGCATTTTCAAAATCATCGATTTCGGCCGCGCGATTTACAAGTTCCGCGGCGAACTCATCTGTAGCGACAGTTTCCACCCCAAAGGCGACGCCGCAACCCAATACAATTTCCCCCCCTTTTATAACCCGGAAAAACCCACAGTAGAACCCAATTTCAGTTTTGATTTATGCCGTCTCGCGTGTGCGCTGTTCGACTATTTTATCTACGACCTGCGTAAAGTGGAAAAACTGTGTAAATCCGACCCCATTATTAAACTGGTTGTAAAATGGGTGACGGATGACAAGGGGCGCAATGTGCTCTATAAATCCACCGGTGAAGAGCGGTATCCCGATTTTAAACTGTATAAGATGATTTCTCGTACGGTCCATAATCACGTTCCTTCTACTGAAATTCATAACCCATTATTTGATGGATATAAAATCACATATAAAAAATACAAGAAGCACGCAGCACTCTCCGCGAAGTTCTTGAAGGCGGGGCGAAACACGCATATTCTTATGAATGTAGATACATTGCCGGTGTATTATACTACAGTCTAGTCGCTGCTGCTGCCGCTGCGGAGATGATTTGCGAGAAACAGCTCTCGGTGAGCCGGAAGTCCATTCTTCGCGATGAACTCAATATTGCGCATCGTCCAACCCATGCTCGCACCAGAATGACCGACCTCCATCTGATACTGGACCAACGACACGATGTCGTCATCGCCGGCGCTGAACTGGAACCCGCGGCCTTCTGGTGGGCTGTATTCCGAGAGATATTTCCATACGTTTATTTCTTTGGACTTCACTTGTGGTAATTTACCCGCGCGGAGGATTGCGCGCATTCCGTCGCGAATCATATCTTCGGACCACTTGTCGTTGAAATACGAGAGGTCGCATTCATTTATCACGCTTTGAGTTTCAGGCCAATACACGGCGGCGGTCTCGGTGGCGGCGGTCTCGGTGGCGGAGGCAGCGTGTTCCTCCATTTTGACGTCAGAAACAGGTTCTGGCGCAGGGACGAACGTCGGGGTGTCAGAGCCGGTGGCGGGCATTTTAAATATACGAATGAACCAGCGAATGAATGAATAAATCATATTCTTTCCTTTATATTCAATATAAACATAACCGAATCAATTTTATGTTTATAGTAAAAAATAGTATTAGTATTAGTATTAGTCTACATTGTCGGAGTTTACAGTTCGCAGCAACGTGTAAACTCGTTTTGCTCTTCAATAAATGCCTTGAACGACATATATGTAATCAGTTTATTACTACCACCGGCCATTTTTGTATAAAATAAATTAAAATCGGCCGTCGTATAAACCCAAATACCAAGCATATGTAATGATGCCGTAAAATTGTCGTGGCTAATAACGCCCGTGCCGGTTATATTCAACATCTGAAAAGACCGCCTTATCGCGGTTTGACCCGCGTATTTTGTCATTATTTTATCAACAAACACGCGGGTAAGTTCGTTTATACCGGAGTCATCCTTAATGAATTTGAAATCAATAAGTGTCGTTTCATATTTCGTATCATCGGTTATGTTCGGCTGGGTTGTTTTATGATATGTCGTCGTATAATGCTCGGGGCCTTTATATTCGTTTTCGCTTGTAATACCGGAATGTGAATGATTTGCCTTGACAGGTGAATAAACATGTGGGGCGGATTTCACGTGGAAGTCAGGACGCATTCGTAGTTTATCAGACGACGAACTTAATTTTTCATAGGCTTTCAAACTTATTTTACACATTATGAATATTGCTATATATGACTATTATTATTATTATTGCGGTTGTGTTTATTATGGTTTATACAGATGACGTTATGTTTCACACCCGCGCCGCCATCTTATCCAATACCACACCCGCGACGACACCCATCGTTAAGCTGCCCGACACAAACCCGACAATCGCGGTAATCATCGTGACTACCCATCGTCTGTCAAACGACTGTGGTTTGAATAAACTATCCCAGTCGCCGGTTTTGTATACAACCAGCAACATAACACCGACTACCGCCGCAATTGGAATTTCGTTGATGGCGCGACCAAAGAAGAGACATATGACAATAAAAAGCACGCTCGTTATCACGGATGAAAACTGGGTTTTCGCGCCATTTGCCAAATTCAGTTTACTTTGACCGACCAATACACACCCACCGAATCCGCCCGTTACACCCGTCGCCACATTTGCGATACCTTGGACGAGACTCTCGCGAAACGAATCGCCCTTTATACCCAGCGCACTTTCGGTATCCTTCACCATAATAAGCGACTCCAATAAACCGGTAAACGCCATCGCCGCCGAAAATGGCAGCATTTTCAGAAGACTGTCCGCGTCGTATTTGATTTTACTAACCGAATCCAATGAAATGATGGAAGGCAAGTCCGACTTTAATGCGCCGACGTCTTTCACGCGGTCGATATTGTAATATTGCGTAAAAATGTAAATAAACGCTGTAATTGCGAACATTGATACAAGACCGCCGGGGATATGGATATATTGGTCTTTACTATGCGTTATTGTAATGACGCCGAAGAACGCAATCAGCGTGCTTACAATGGTAAATAGGGTCGTATTCGCCATTTTAAGCCCGGACAACCATTTATGTTCCTTGTCTTTGAAATTATCCAGTTGATGGACTGCGATGAGCCCGGCCAACGCAATCAGAAACCCCGACATGATGTGTTTCGGCACATATGTGACATACTTATATAACCCGGTCATCGCCGCTAAAATCTGGATGAACCCGCCTGCGATGACGGTAGGGATGATGTATTCTTTCCCGAGTAATGTGGATACTCCGGCGATGGATGTGGCGACCGCCGCGGTTGAACCCGAAATCATCGTTGGCATACCGCCGAATAATGATGTGATGAGAGACATCACCATTGTATTTTGGATTCCTGTATTCGGGGACAACCCCATAATAAATGCGAATGCGATGGACTCTGGAATCAATAAGAGCGCAATCGTGAGGCCCGAGAGAAACTCATTGATGAGTAAGGTGGGCGATGCGGATATCACGGCGTTCATCGCTATAATATGTTCTGTAATGTTATATAAACACTAGATTATATACTATAATAGATAGAAGTAATGGACAACCAAGACGACCCTTGCGCCCGCGACACAATCACCATCGACGGGTCGACCTACGACATCACCGATTTCAAACATCCAGGCGGAAGTATCATCAATTACGTTAAAAATACAGCCGATGCGACCGAGGTGTTCCGCGAGTTTCATCATCGCTCGTCTGACCGGGTGAATAAAGTTCTTCAGTCATTGCCTATGTACCCGGAAAGTGCGCCGCCGCTTGTCGCACCCGAACACGCATTGACCGACCACCAAAAGGCAATGACCACCGATTTCCGAGAGATGCGCGAGAAGCTCGTCATTCAAGGCTTATTTGAGCCGGATTATATCCACGTTTATTTCCGTATGCTAGAACTCGCATTTTATTTCGGGATGGGGACGTGGCTTGCGTCCTATAATATGTATGCGTCTGTTCTCTCGTTCATCGCGTTCAAGACCCGCTGTGGTTGGGTCGAGCACGAATGTGGCCACGTGAGTTTTACAGGTAACAAGCGCGTTGACCGCGC